TCACTTTAAGCTGCTGTGGTTTGGCTTCGTGACGCGATAGACAGCGCGCTTCACGCTGGACACGTGGACCTCGAAGTAGTCGGCCAGGGCCTGCATGGTGTACTTCTGCGACTGGTGCATGCGCACCAGCTTTGCCTCGGTCTTCGCGGGCAGTGAGCGGTCCCGGCCGAACTTCTGGCCCCTGGCCTTGGCCGCTTCAAAGCCCGCTGCGCAACGCTCGCGGATCATGGCCCGCTCAAACTCTGCGAAGGCGCCCAGCATGTGGAAGAACATGCGGCCGGCGGGGGTGCTGGTGTCGATGGATTCAGTGAGGCTGCGGAAACTGATGCCGCGTTGCTCAAGTGCTTCCAGCAGCCGCAGCAGATCGCGCAGGCTGCGGGACAGCCGATCCAGCTTGTAGACCGCGAGCACATCACCAGGCCGAAGGCGCGCGAGAAGGGCCTGCAGCTCGGGCCGCTTTGCTACGCCGCTGCGCTTCTCCTGCACCACGTTCGTGATGCCGGCGCGCTTGAAGGCGGCGAGCTGAACAGCGGTGTTTTGCTCGGTGGTCGAAACCCTGGCGTAGCCGTAGATGGTCAACGGTCTTGGTATTGGCTATCGAACTGTTTGCGAGCCGCAAGGAACGCGTTTGCGCACCCATATGCATTGGAGTCAGCCTTGCAGGTTGGGTGGGGCTGGTAGAAGGCTTCCCACGCGGCTTGCTTGCGGTCCAGACGGGCCCGGTTGTTTCGCTCGATCAGGGCTTGAGTGGCGGGAGAAATGGCCTCGCCAGGGCGTTGAGCCTGTTGGGGCGGGGAAAGCACCTGATTGCGGGTTGAGTTGGTGCCGCTGGCCGCGTCAGAGCCGTAGAGCGGCTGACTTCCCTGCTGATTCATGGCGACCTGCAGCCGGTGAGCCAGCAGGGCTTCGTGCCCAAAAAAGAGCATCAGGCCGCCCATAAAAATACCCAGTGCAAGCTTCACCACATCGACCAGAAAAAACCAAGTGCTGTCAGGTCGGTAAATAATTCTATGCATGCTTTTTCCCTCCTGTTAAATAGTGTAACAACCGATGAAGAGGCCTGCGAGAGTGGACAGGGCACGGGTTGCACGACTCGCCAACATGGGGTTTTTCACCCCATACCCCGACCCCACCACTGCGGCACAAGGCCTACGTTCTCGGGGCCCGGTTTGTCTTCCGAAAAGGGGGCGCAGCCAGGTCGGTGTAACTGCCATCGCCGGCCGCTGTAACGGCGGACGTGGCGCAGCTCGGTGTAACAGCGGTCCGGGCCAGCTGTAACTACAAACCCAGCAAGCGCAAAACCTTGCGCACGACCGCGCGAACTACGGTGTTGACCACGACGCGCCAAATGGACCTCATTGGACGTTGCTGCGCCCGGTGGCGTAGGCGGGATTTTTGAGGCGCAGGGCTGCGGTCAGATCGGCCTGCGTGATCTGGCCATCCTGTGGCCGCTGGAACTCAGGCATTGGCACTGTGGTGGGGGCAGGGCCCGAGGTGGTGGCATGGCCCGCGCGATCCTTGCCAGCGTTCACCACGATGGGTTTGTCTGCAGACCATTGGGCCATAGCCGGCGCGTCACACGTGATGGCTTTTGGCTTGCCCTCCCATCGCAAGGTGCCAGCGCAATCGGTCAACGGTTGCCACACATAGCCCATCTTGACCAAGTCGCGGCTGTCCATGGTGCTGACGCGCTGGGCGGCGTTGCTGACGGTGAAGGTGTAGACGTCTTCACCGCGCATGGTGATCTTGCCAGTTAGGTGGAGCGTCTTGCCTGCGTAGGGTTCGGGGGTAGCATCAGGATCGGGCTCCGAGGCCTTTTTGGCCGGTGCTGGTGCCGAGGCATGGCTTGCAGCGTTTAGAGGCCTTGGCGGCGTTTCTGCTGCGTTTGCGCTGGCGATCGGAGCGGGAGCGCTGGTGGCTTTCACCGCGGTTGGCTTTTTGGCCTTGTCGGTGGGCCACATGTACCAAACGGCAGAAATGATGGTCACCGCCCACCACGCCCAGGTGAAGCGCCGAAATTTGACGATGAAGGGGGCGACGTCGGAGGCGGCAGATTCGGCGACGCTGTTGCCCTGCGTGTGGCTTTTGTAGAGCGGGAAAAACTGCGGTTTGTAGGGGCGGCTTTCATCGCTGATGACGGCGCCGCGATACCCGGCGTGCACCTTGCGGATGTACTCATTTTTCTTGCCCAGGACGTCGGCTTTGCGAACCTTGATCAGCATTGCGATCAGCCGTGCAATGGGTTGATTCATGTCCCGGAAACTTTGGGTCATGAGCAGCACATCGGCGTTGAAGTGACGATGCAGCTTGAACCATTCAACGACCTGGGTATCGGTCCCCATCTGCGGTATGGGAACGTGGCATTCATCGATAACGAACAGCGGGCCCTGTCCGGTGTCTGGGTGCTTCCAGTCGCTGAGATAGTCCCACACGTGGCCGAAGACAGAGACAGCGGGGCCGGGCTGTTCCGTGCGGCCGTTTTCGAAGAGGGTGTAAGCCTGACCGTTGCCCTTATCGTCGACGGCTGCAGCGTCCCACTTGCCGAGGATGGGGCGTGGCTTGACCAGCACTTCCACCAGGTCGGTGTAACTAGGATCGATGGCCGCGAACATGGCGACCTGCAGGGGCAAGTTGGTGATGACCTTCCGGCCTTTTTTGAGAGCCTCGAGCACGTGGTACACCACAGCCTCATAGCTCTTTCCAGAGCCTGGAATTCCTTCCAATCCGTTGATCATGATCCGAGCCTTGTGAAGGGGATCAACTGCAGGATCAGGCGGATGCCGATGGCCGTGATGATGATTGCAGAGACTTCGGCAACACCAATCAAACCGAGCACGTTGATGATCTCTGCAGGGAGGGTGCCCCATGTGCCGGTATAGGTGCTGATGCCGCTGAGATCGAGGGCAGAGACAGCGGAAACGACGATGTCCATGATCTGCTCGAAGGGCCAGCACATGGCATCGCGCAGCAAGTCCCAGAGGGCAACGAACACCGCCTTTCCAAGCTCTCCGAACCACTGCGCGAGGGCAACGAATTTCGCCAAGATGGCGCTGATGAAATCGCCGAGCATGGTCAACCTCCAAAGATCAGTTGGCGGGCGAGCATGAGCGCGGAAATGATCATGATGGCCTTGGCAACGTCCCACAGCCAGCAGGGCGGCGCGACCTCATGCGTGCCCATATCGGCCCAGTCAGGACCAAACGAGAGATTGAGGGTCCACGTTGGACAGGTGCCACCGGTAATGCCGGTGGGCATCATCTGGCCGAGCACTGTGACAAGGCTTGTTTGAGTAAGGGCTGCGGTCTTGTCCTGCCAGATGCCTACGAGGCCCTGCGGATACTTGCGCACGTACAGCTCAGGGATGGGGGGCATGCTGGGGTCAGTAAACGTGCCGACTGGCTGGCACATCGCAGCGGTTGGGTTCTGTTGGCAAACATCGGGCGTGGCTGGCGTGGCGGTGCCTGGAATAGGGGTGCTGGGATTGGTCGGCGTGGCAGGGTTGCTGGTGTTGGTGGAGGTGCTGGTGACCGTGACGCCGTAGGGGTTTGCAGCGCTGTTGGACGGCGTGATGGTCCACGTGGGTTGCGTGTACTGCACGGGGTTCGTGTTGCTGATGGGCACGGCCTGCCCGGTCACGGTTTGAGGGCGGCTCTGCAGGTTTGGGGCAGGGTTGCTTTCACCAATCACGACATCCTGCGCGCCGGTTTGATCGGGCGGGTTGATGACGGGAACAGGGTCCACGGGAATCGGCTTGCCCATGTTCTCCAACAGCTTAGGAGAGACAGGGGTTGCGGCTAGATCATTGGCGAGCTGTTGCCACTGATCAGCAGTTGGCTTAGTGCCGGTACCAGCGCCGAGCACCACACCTTCGGACCCAATGCAGAAGGTAGTGACGACGTTGCCAACGGAATTCCTGATCCAAAAGGATTGGTAGGGCGCGCCACAAGAATAGGCTGTTGAATCGTAGCCAGTAGTGCAGCCAGCAGCACACGCCTGTTGAATCCAGTCGGCGGAGCGATTGGATGCGATGGTGTTGCCGGCTTGATCCTTCGTTAGGTTCTCGTCGACGGTTTGACCACCGAGAGGCTTGCGCACGATGGTGTCTGTGTTGGGGTCATATTCGTAGTCCTGGGCACGACCAGCGGCGTGGGCATCGTCTAGCCAATCTTTGGCAGCAGCCGCAGCGGCACCAAGGGCCAGACCACCAACCACAAGCGGGCCAACAGCGGCCACACCGGCAGCGGCGACCACTGCACCGGCAGCAATTCGAGCACCTACCTGCATGGTGACGGCACCGCCAAATTCAGCGATGTAGAGGGCAGCTTGCCCGATGACGTAGCCGCCACGGACCACGCCGGAAGCAACGCTTGCACCGTTGGCCGTTGTGATGGCCTGACCTGCAGCAGGCGTGAGAACCGCTGCAGCGGCGTGGACATAGTTGGCAGTGAGCAGGCCCATGCCGAGGACGAAAAGCGCATTGCGCGCGATGGGTGGAACTCGCATTTATAGCCCCCTGAGTCCGATCACAAAACAGACGGCGCTCAAGCCGCCAAGAAGAGCCACGATGGCCCACACAAGAGCGAGTTGAGCGCCGATGCCCATGGCAGATCCTTAGATCTTGCGGATGATGCGCTTGCCCAGGTCAGGGCCCTTGAACGCCAGGGCGATGCCAACGACGGCCAGGGCCAGCACCAGCACAGCGGCAGCGATGCCGGTGATGTTGATGCTGTTCAGGACGTCGAGCAGGGGGTCATCGCCGGGGGCGGCGTGGGCCGACATTGCGACCAGCGCCAGGGCGGGAACAGCGGCCAGCTTGGCGCCAAACTTGCGAACAGTCTTGAAGGTTGCTTGCATGAAATCTCTCCTTAGAGGTTGATGGTTTTGGTGGCGGGAATCGACACCGCGAAGGCCTTGCAGCCTTGACGCTGGCGACTCAGATTTTTTTGATGAGGTCCTTTGCGAGGCCTACGCCCCAGCCCGAGAAATAGGAGCTCAAAACCAGGGCAGCGCCCAGGCTGGCAACGATGACGATGTGCTCTGCAGTGATGCCGAGGGCCTGCAGATCGAGCGCGGGTTTTGCGTTGACTTCGGCAACCGACATCAACAGGTGTGTGCCGCTGGTGCACACGTATTCGCCATCGACCTTGGAGGCTTCGGCGAGGACCCACGGCAACAGGGTTTTGCCGGTGGCAGAGATGGCAGTACCAGGGCCGCCACCGCTTGCTTCAATGAGGAGGCACAGGGCCATTAATCAGCCCTCCCATTCATCTGCAGGGGAGCGCTCACCGCACTCAGGGCATGTGATGTGGTCACTGTCGCTTTCCAGCAGCTCAGCAGGAGAAGCAGCGCCACAAGCAGGGCATTCGTGTTCGGTGTCATTGCTCATGGCTCAGTGCAGTTCATCAAGGTTGATCACCTGGGGGCGGTGGAAGGGCTCGGTGTGGTCCTCGACGAGCTGGGCGCAGCTTTCGAGGTCATCGACCACACCGGCTTCGCGTAGCAACATGACCCACTCCGGTTGCCCATCCTCAAAGGACGGGGCCAGGAACTGGCCTGTTGTGCCGGACTGGATCACGAAGCGCATCACGCGGCCTTGCGGTCCTGGGGCGCGGGCTTGATCGCCAGCAACGTGACCTTGCTGCTGTTGTCGGCACCGGCCACGATGTCGAATTCGCAGTCGCACAGGACACCGCCGACAGGCCACGAGTTCTTCAGGTGGGACCACTTGGCGAACTCGGTGGAGTCGCCGCACTTGAAGGGGCGAGTGACGACGCCGATGCTTTCGCCGTTGCTAGACTGGCCCAGGTCAACGGACAGGTGAAAGGTGGTGCTGTCATAGCCCCGACCTTCCATCTCGCCCTTGGAAGATTTGATGCCGTGCAGCACAGCTTTGTTTTGAAATTTCATTGTCTGATTTCCTTTGCGGCCTTACATGGGCTGGAGTCCGACACGGCCATAGCCGGAGCCCGTTGAGCGTTTAAATGCGCGTTGGTATGCGCTGCGGATTTCGCCTTCGGTGAACTTCTGCAGACGGCCTGGGGCCTTCTGGTTGCTTACCAGTTCGATGAATTCATCGACGCCCAAATACTGGAAGGCGAGGGCGAGAGAGGGGGCGGCTGTATCGCGCACCCACTGCACGTTTCGCTTGACTTCGGCGAGGATGGTTTCCACGGCAAGGCGTGGCTTTGTGGGCACTGGCTCGGGCACGAATTGGGCTTCGGCTTCGAGCAGGATGGATGCATGCCAATCGCTGGCACCACCGAAGAAATCGGCAGGGCGGCGGAGCATGTCCGACGAGAGCACGCGCAGCTTGTTGCCGTAGCGCAGCTCAATGCGCAGCCACTGGCTTTGATCGTTTGCACCGAAGAGCTGCAGGCCCTTTTCGTAGGCGTTGGTTTGCTTGCCCGCTTCCTTCGATCCGAAGTAGAAGGACCGGCCTTTGCCGCCGCGTGCGTTGCACCAGTCGCCGACCTGATTGCAGCTTGGGCGCTGGCCGTTGTTGTCCATGAGCCCGGCTTTGTAGTCGTCCACCACGCGGCCCATGCCACCGGCCATGCCATCGAAGAAATCAAGGGCAAGATCGATGCGGGTTACCTTCGCTTCGGTGCGGTCCACCACGGCGGCAAGGCGGTCATTGAATCCATGCTTTGCGAACGTGCAGGCGGTGCCGTAGAGGTTGCAATGAATGGTGCTGGCCTGGGCCTGTTGGCGCGGGCTTTCGCCGCTGGACAGGAAGCCCACCCATCCGCATTCAACGTCGTTACGGACGATGGACCAGCGGAAGCGGTAGAAGTCGTGGCCCTTGCGCAGTTCGGGGTAGACGCTGAAATCGGGGCCGAGGGCTTCACAGGCTTGCTCTGCCAGGGTCTTGGCCTGGGCAGAGGCGGCAAACTCCCCATCGGGCATGTCCCGCAGGAGCTTTGCCAGCCGTGCATAGCGGTCAAGGTGCTGGACGTCATCGCTCCACCGTGCACCGTCGTGCAGGGGGAACAGGTCATTGACCGTGGGCGTGGGCGCACTGCGCAGGTTGACGGTGAACCGGACCCAATCGACATGGACGGGGGTGCGCGTTTGCAGACGCTCTGCCTTCAATCTCAGCTTGACCTCATTGCCATCTAGCTGGAGGTCGGATTGCTTTGCGCGGGTCATGCTTGCACCACGTTCAGAGTCTCCCCGTGATTACCATCGGGGAGCATCGACAGCCGCGCTCCGCGCCCGGCCACTTCCCCGCAAGCGGGGCCCCTTCTGCCGGGCGCAGCGCGCTTTGCGTAGATCAGCTCCAAGGTTGCAGCTTGGGCGGGCCATGTGAGCCATGCGCCTGACTGGCCGGTAATGGGGGCGGGCACCACCTGGGCGGTGCAGCAGAACTGCGTTACCTCAACGCCAGCGCGGAGGAAAACGAACTGACCTTCGCCGTGCAGGCGCTGGACTTTGACGGGCCGGGCGCCGAGGACCGAAACCATGGAGCCTTGGACCACTGGGGTGCCGTGGGCGTCGATGTGAGCGCGGGAGGTGCCGGTCATGCGCGGACCCCGAAGAACTGCGCTATATGCTGGAAGCCTTCACGAAAGGCCTTTTCATGAATGACGCGAATGTCCCCGAGGAATTTGAGGTCCGAGTCCGTCAGGCCGGCTTCATGCCCACCGCCGAAGCCATGGCCATCTGCCGGTTCATCGGAAGCGAGTTGCAGGGAGTCCCAAAGCACTACCGCGAACTCGCGGTCGCCCGTTTGCGAAACAAAGCCAAGGCACTCAGCAAGCAGGGCGCTACGGCGGAGGCAGTGGGCTTGATCGAAGAGCTCTGCGTCGGCTGGAGCGACTTCACCATACGATGAAATCGGGGTGCACACCCCCTGCCCGACCTTGACGGGAGCCGCCAAGCTATCGTCAGGGTGCAGATGGGAAGGGGATGTGCGAAACGGCTGAAGGGGCATGGCGGCTCCGTGTAACGATCTGCTGAAACTGTTTCAGCGAGTACACGGATTGTTGACACCCTTTCAGCCAAAAGGAAAGCGGAAAATGTTTAAATCCTATCAACGTTGAAGGGGATTCACCATGCACGCGACGATGGACTTACTGGCAAAAGCACTGACTGAAAAGCACGCATCCGCATGGGCGCGCGACTTCAATCTGGACAGGAGCACGTTTTCTCAGGCGAAGAAGCACGGACGGCTAAGCCCTATGCTTGCTGGAAACATTGCTATCGAATTAGGAGAAGATCCAGAGCACTGGATTGCAATCGCTGCACTGGAAGCAGCGCAGAATGACAAGGACATGGCCTTGCTAACACGGCTGAAAGAGCGACACAAGCCGTGGCGGAGACTGTGA